TTTCAAATCCGGCTTCTTCTTTACTGTTATCCCTGCTTTATCAAACAAGGGTAAAGGCTTGTCTTTCTTCTTGGACTTAGTTCTTTTTATGTAGTACATACGTTATATTTTATATTTCCATCTATATCCATAAGCACTTTGATATGCTCCTCTACAACAAGCAATAATATTCTGATGCTTATAACCTTTTACACGTTCAATTTCTCTTGAAGAAGAAAAAGCTTGAATTTCACATCCTTTTAAGTCCATTTGTATTATAGGTTTAGAGATAGCCATAACTTTTCGTTTTTGACTTGTACCATAATTGGAATTATATTTATGTGTACACCATTCAAGATTTTCAACGATATTACAAGCTCTATTTTCGTTTTTGTGATTTATACAAGGGAACTGGTTAGGATTAGGTATGAATGCTTCTGCCACTAATCTATGTACCGTAATTGTTTTCTTTTTGCCATTATTGCTGAGAATTACAAATTCATATCCATGAATATTTATAGCCTTTTTTAGAACCTTACCATTTCTGACATAGTACCCGGTGCCAGTGTTGGTTATCCGTTTCAAACCACGTACACGCCCCAAAGTAGAAACTTGATATATGTTCTCGTATCCATGTATGTCCTTCCAAATTTCTTTTTCTGCCATAATTTCCCAATTAAAAGCCCCGAAGCGTATTCTCCGGGGCACAACCATTATTTACTAACCCATGCCATTGATGTGTGGCTCACATTTATGAGGGATAAGTAGGAGTCGAACCTACACAAGTATCTTCCAGTTAAGTTTTCTGCTTGCCCTACTAGCTGTCCCTGGCACGGTCTTGATGACTTCCATTTCTATGCGCACTTGAAACTTCCATTCATTTAGCCTTAGCACCCTATGGCCATTTTATCCCTGCGTAAACGAAATCTATACTTCAATAATTTCAAATTTCCCTTTTTTGATATATATCTTGTGGTTATAATAGTCCTTAACTATGGCGTAATCTGACTGGGGACGTATATTCCCTATACAATCCTCTACATAAGAATTGTCGAAGGCTTCCACCGTTGCGCTGTCGAAGGCTTTCACCGTTGCGCTGTCGAAGGCTTCCACCGTTGCGCTGTCGAAGGCTTTCACCGTTGCGCTGCCGAAGGCTTTCACCGTTGCGCTGTCGAAGGCTTCCACCGTTGCGCTGCCGAAGGCTTCCACCGTTGCGCTGCCGAAGGCTTTCACCGTTGCGCTGTCGAAGGCTTCCACCGTTGCGCTGCCGAAGGCTTTCACCGTTGCGCTGTCGAAGGCTTTCACCGTTGCGCTGCCGAAGGCAAATGAAGAAGTTTTAACCTTATGTATGCCTCGGATGTAAATACCAGCTTGCAATAATTCTTCTTCGGTAAAATTATCTTCCAAGTATTCAGCATCAACTATTTTTTCGTCCCTAAATACCCAAAACCAATTTTCGGTAATAGCTATCAGTAAGTCAGCTTTAGTTTCGCTTCTTAATCCCATTGCATAACCTCTTTGACACGCTCCTGCGTTTTTAGCGCGGGTTAATAGGTCTTCTTTCAGTTCTTCGAATGCTTTCATCGTATATTCATGTTAATTAGTAAAATGGGAGGATAAGGGTGGACTCGAACCACCAATCAGCATTATTTACGAGCAGACCCCTGATTTACGAGCAGCACTACATTTGTTTTTCGAGGTGTAGCATGCCTCTTTACAATACCATTCTGTCACTTATCCATGTTTGCCTACCATATCTTCACAGACCTAGCAGGCAGGTTAACAAAGTTATTTCTGTAACTTAATCAAATCGGGAATAGCTCCGTAAATTGGCGTTTTCCCATCCCATTTGTCGATAAACTGTTTATATAGGATTTCTTTAGTCAAACCCCTTGAAGTAATTAAAGCCTGTTCTGTTTTTAATTGCTCCAATTCGTTGCGTTTCTTCTGCTCTGCAATCTGCTGGTCTAATACAGATATATTGGTATTCACCTCATTACGACTATCAATCTTCTCACGCACAGCCTTTGAAAATTCAAGCTGTGCAGAAAAAGTCAGCAATTGAAGCCCTCTTTTCTCAAATTCTTTATCCACAATCTGCTCCAACCGCTTTTCAAAAAGAAGAGAACCACCGTCAGCCATTAAACTGTCTGTCTTGTGCTTACGGCTTTCTTCTTTGATTAAATCATAAATACGAGGTTCAAGTATATTATCTTCAAGGCTTTGCATAAACCCGTCTTTTCCTGATTCTGTATCAGCTTTATCTATATGTTTGTTATCGAATACAACATCTATAGCTCTATTCTTGATAACTTTATAAGAATAAGTAGGACGTGCGTTAAATTCAGTGTTATCAGCAGCCTTCAATGTGACAGGTTCAGCAAATTCCCCTCTTTGGTCAAACAATGGAACTTGAAACAATTCAGTGCCCCATTCCCAAGTGGAAACTTTACCGGACACTACCTTAAAATCCTCTTTTCCTTGCTTCCCATAGTTCTCCATTAGAACACCGGCATAATTAGGGGCTACTCTTTCGCATGAAGCAAATACCACTAAGGTCATACAGACCAGCATTAGATTAATCAATCTTTTCATTCTTCAAATTTTTAATTAGTTTATAAACGAAATAAATCACTGTGGCTGATATTATTACCACGCCCAGCCAAGCGTTGAGGTGATTGAATATTCTGTTTCCGATAGATATTCCGACTACCAGAAACAGAATTAAATAAATGTGCTTTCTCATTGTTACACCTCAACGATTACAATGTCTGGTGCAATCTGTCTGATAGCATCCAGTTGCTCATCAATCACCTTGTTCTTGTATTCTTCAATGGCTTCATTTGCACCAGCGGACACAAGAGAAAGAGATACATCACGACCGTCCACATCAGCGTAAATCTCAACTTCTATCTCTTCGTTGGCAAAACCTTTGAAAAGAGGAATGTTTAGTTTGAAAGATTTTGGAAGGTTGGAATCAACCACCTGTGAGTAATTATCCACTTTGCTTCCGTTTTCTTCTTTACTACGCTCAATGTCTTGGTTTACCTTTGCTTTGAAGCTCTTCAAAGTAGAAACAAGCATCATGTTCTGCGACTTGTCAGTAAAGAAAGCTCGGTGCATCTTCAAAAACTGTGACAATTTGATAGGTTCCCAATTCTTATCTGTATTGATGCCGAACTCCAGCATTTCTTTTGAAGGCTGCAAAATGCCTTTGATTTCTGTCTGATAGTAGCTGGTTTCATCAATCGTCAGAGCCAGCCCCATCTTATCACGGTTTACGATAATGTTCGTCTCTTTCTGATTAATCAGTTCGACACGTTTCTCTAACCATCTGAAAGGTGCGTCTATTGTTCCATTGATAACCACTATTTCCGGTTCTTTCGGGTCAAGTGCTACGGATGCTTTACCTTCTCTTAACACTACTTCGATAGGTTTGCCGTTATAATCTTTCGGCACAACCAAGTTGATTTTGTTTTCGCTCATGATTCTGTTCCTGTTTTACGATTAATATTAAAAATAGTTCTTTGCATTTCCTGCGGCATGATAGGACGGGAATAAACCAGCTCACCAAGTTTGTTGTAATACCCGGCCATTTTTTCTTCATGATAGAGAATCTTCACACACTCTTCATTTTCAACATATTCAGAGCCTTTCTTTATGTTTTCAAGAAGTTCCTGTTTTTTTTCATTTAAAGGCTTTAATTCAGCCTTAAATGCTTCCATAGCTTCTTTTTTCTCTATCTCAATATCATTGATTTTGATTGAGGTTTCAGCAAGAGATTCTTTCTTTTGTGCTAATTCATCCGGTGTAAACCGATGTGTATAGCCAATCTCTTCCACTGCATCGGCATTGTCCTGTAGGAACTGCCATCTTTCCTTTTCGGGGATTTCTTGACCTAAAAATTTATCCATTATTTTTCATTTTAGAAATTAGTTCTTCTTTCATCCTCAGCATATTAGCCATTCCTTTCATTCGGGATTGAGCAGCAAGATACATCTGTTTGTATTTGCCAGCATCCTTCAAAGCACGCTCATACTTCGCTGTCTTTTCATCAGAAAATCTACCGGCACTATCACGGTTGTATATCTTGATTGGCTTTATCTCATTTCCGAATAAATCTTCCATAGCTAAATAAACTCTTTGTTACGTTCAATTTCTTGCTGGGCATAAATCAGCATTTGATGTTCATTTGCAGCTGGCAGATAGACACCTGCCACCGATGCGCTCCAATTACGGAAGCGGTCAATACTCAGGGTCATTTCACCTGTTGTCAGTTCGGCTGAACTGCGCAAGTAGATTACTTCCTTGCCCTTCTTGTTGACCGTTTTACGTTCAAATAAATCACGGTTGCAAGTCCTCTTATAGAAGTCTATTTTGGCTTCGTCAAGGCTGCAACCATACTCACTACCGAAATACCCTAAAAGAAGATGTAAATAGCTGTTTTGGGCAAGCGTGCGGTTAGGTAGTTTCTTTTTCACTTCCACCACCGCACGTTCACTAAACAGCTTATTTACATACTCCTTGAATTTGGGTATCTGATATTCATTCTTCAAATCGAACAACATATACTAAAAAGGTAAATCGTCCTTTGCATTACCATTTGCATCAACTGGTGGCGGAAAGTTCTGCGGTTGCTGATAAGTCGGCTGTGGTGCTGGTTGTTGTACTGGTGCATTCTGTGGGGATTGTGATACACCGCCACGCGCTTCTTTTTATAGCATCGAATAGACACCATACGTTTAAGCTCCCCGTCCTGAGTCGTCCATGAACGCCCCTGTAAGACAAATGATACAGTAACAACATCACCCTGATTAAAGCGATCAAGTTCTGCACATTTATCACCCGAAAACTCTAAGGGAATAACATTTTCATATTCGCTACGCTCACCCGTATAAGGGTCATAAGTGGTAGCATCTAAAATAAATTCCCGTTTGGTAAATGAATTTCCTCCAGTTTTAGATGGTATTTGGACGATCTGACCGATTTCGATTATCCGTCCGGCTATCTGATTTGCCATAGTCTATTTGGTATAAAAATCTTTAATTTGTTGAAATATCATTCCTCTTTCTTTAATATATTCTATAGTTTGCTCATCTCTTGAAATCCTCACTTTCGTAAAATCATCTTCTGATATTTTTCTATGAATATTCTCTTCATCGTTATAAGAATTAACACATAAGAACGTAAGAGTACATGAATTTAGCCCTGAGCAATACAATTGCTCCTGTACTTGATTGTAGTATGATTTATGCTTTTTCTTGAGATATTCAAGTAACTTGGCGTTATCCCCTTTTATAGGCTGTATGTTATCGACATAATCGTTTAGATAAACAGTCTTCAACTCAATGAAATCATTCAATTTTCCTTCTTTTATCTCTGCAAAATCAAGAGAAGCCTTGAATACATCCATTTCTTTGCAATGAACGACATATTGAGGGAAATACCACATAGGCAAGAAAGCAAGAAACCTTTCCTCTAATATAGCACCGGTTCTAAGAGCGTCTATAGGACTGCATTTGGCATTATAATAAGGTTTTTCACCACTTACAAAACGCTGCATAAGAGAGATGTGAGATTTCGTATTCTTGCCTGATAATAATGCATGAATATCTCCACTTCCTATATACATTGTTTCTATCATACAATACCTCTCTTTCTCATACCATCATAAATCATTTCAATCTCTTTTGCATCAAGTTCCTCAATAGATCCTTTGTTGAACCGCTGAAGAAAACTGATGCATTTGTTATTGTCAGATAACAAGAAATTGCTCACTATAACTCTTTTTTCATCAAGTGTTTTCATCGTAAGCATCTCCTTTGATTTTACGTCATCCGGATCTTCACCCGTTGCTATTTTATATGCGTTTAGCAAAGCATATTTTCTTGCATAAGTAGAAGCCTTGCCAAATCCCTTATCTCCGCTATCAAGCCCACGCCCGAAACTTTCAACCTCTATATATTCCTCTGGTTTATCAAGATTGATGATCCTTACAGTCATCTTAACGATATCAGCATAAGTGATAGATTCTATATTTTCTTTTTTTATAGTCCTTATCACCTCTGATTTAATCAATTCTTGCTTAACTGGAATACTTACTATACCGTACTTCGTTTCGGCATCTTTCACACAAAGAGTAACATCTATATCCTGGACAGCCTTATAGGCATAACTACCAGCACCAACGGTCATATTTTTTTCGATGTTCTTTACCTCGTTGGAAACAGCCTGTATCTTTTGATATAAATTTAATCCGTCCATAACTATATGAATTAAAAGATAATTATAATTGTTTTCATCCTTTTATAAGAGTAGTATTATGCGTATCGGCTCAATCCTTGAACTTCACAAAGAGCATCATAATCCATACCACTGTCTTCAACCACAACAGACCTTGAAAGGATGGTTTCATAAGTCGCAATTTCTTCTTTTATCACCTCGATAATATCAGCCTTACAATCTACGTTGTAAACTCTACAGGCTGTTGCTTCATCCATGCTATCGGCTGCAAATAGGTCTTTACGAAGAGCATTTAAGCCCTGTTCTAATTCAAATTGTGTCATAATATCTATACGTTAATATACTTATTCATTTGTATTGTACATAAAGCTTGCTTTATTTCCGCTTTCGAATAATAGATAGGAGAATTTCGGCCGGAACCTTTTCGTTTACCCTTGATCAACCCCACATCCTCCATTTGCCGTATAAGCTCGGTATCCAAATTCATATTGACAAACCATCTGGCCACTTCTCTCCTACTGATGCTATCTTTTGTCGGTTCATAGCATTTCACCGCATTCATATACCCTACTTGCACCATATCAGATATTATATTCTTCAATTGGTATAAATCCAGCGTCACTTTCATTGGTATATTATATAAAAATTAAACATCATGGTAAGAAAAATGCCTGCATCACGCCTGATGCAGGACTTGATAATCTAAATCTAAAATTCTAAATAAATAAACTACCCTCGCGAGTGTGGACGGTACAGGATTCGAACCTGTCTTTCTGATATGCAGCGTTTCACCTAGAATACTTACCGTCCTGTCAGCCGCAAAACTGACATCGAGTTAAAAACGATTCACAATGTTCACCTTCACAGGCTACTTAACACGCAAAGTCTTAAAGGAACTTGGCGTATATTTACTTTTCTCTTTTTACACATATAATAAATTTGTCCCTTTCGACACACGTTTTACACAAGAAGCCCTCTTCAATGTGCTCAATATTATAGTCATAGACTCTGTTCTTAACAGATCGGCTCTTAGAGATATGGAACTTTTCTACATCCCCAACTTTCATGTTATTGATCGTTCTACTGATCGGCTTGTCTTTTGCAGGGATCATTTCTGTATTATCAATTTTCTCCTTATTACTTAATCGAGTCATAATATTCTTTATTTTCTTGATATTTCATTGCTATTTGCTTATCACTTGCTTTGCCTCCTAAATCATTCTTTATCGCTTCATATTGCTTTTCAGTAAGAGAGTACACTATCTCTTCCGCATATTCAAAACTTCCGGCGTATCCCAATAAAACTATCATTGCCGACACGCATAAAGCTGCTTTACTTATTTTGTTCATAGTTATTATATATGATTTTAAATTACTATCAGGATTGTGGACGGTAAAGGAGTCGAACCTTTCTCACTCGTTTTGAATTGGTTGCGCAACACGAAGCTCTAACCGATAAGCTAACCGCCCATACTTTATTTTATCTGTTTCCTTCAACGCAACAATACGTTTCTTCGCCCGAATTTTACGGGAAGGAAATCCGCCTACTGACGCGAGGCGATCTCGTATATCTTGTTAAGCGTGTGTAGCCGCCCCCAACACTACATACTTTATACCGATTCATATAGGACTGTATCGGACGCTTTACATTAGTTCATAAATCTGTGCTGATTATTATTTTTCATCGTGAAAGGCTTCCCATTACCTACAAGCAGCGCATTACGCTCACGATTATCATGCCGGGTATTCCATCGGACTGTTTCCCCTCGGGCAGTTGCATGATTGCCCCATTGTACGGTACCGTGCATCTTCACACGGAGATGTCCAACATGTCTGCATCCGGAATGTAGAGTTCCGCTCACTAAAAAAGGAGAAGCTGTAAACTGATGCAAGAGCGCTATCAAAATCTACCAAGTTCCTTTAAGACTTGTCCCCCAGAATTGATTTTTCAAATTTCTTTTGTATATTTGGAAATCGGTACTGAGATACTGACTTTGATAATGCAAAGATAAGCGGTTTGCCTATAACTAAAAAGAAATAAAGGAATTATTTTATAGGAAAACCGCTATTTATACAAATTCTAAATAACAACAACATGGAAACAACTATTAATCAAAGAATTGAGGACGTAATAATATATACAGGTCTAAGTTTGACAGCTTTTGCCAAGCATATAGGTATCGCTCAAACTTCCTTAAGAGATTGTGTGAAGAATAACTCAGAACCTAAGTATTCAACTTTAAACAAGATTATTATAGCTAACCCGATAATATCTTCAGAATGGCTTTTGCTTGGAACTGGGCAAATGCTTAAATCTTCTTCTGATTCAGAAAAAACAAATTATGAAAAATTATTGGAAGAATACACAAAACAGACAGAAGACTTATTATCTGAAAGAGACAATGAAATAAGAAAATTACAATTAGAAAATGCAATACTAAAAGCCAAAGAAAGCATTAAGAACGCAGGATGACAACCAGTATGGAAAGTGACATTACAAAAAGAATTAAAGAATATGTCTTATATAAAGGCATACGGGTAAATCAGTTCGAACAATTATGTAACCTCTCAAATGGTTATGTGAACCAAATAAAGAGATCTATTGGAGAAGAAAAACTAAAGACTATAAGTCGACGTTTCCCAGACTTAAACATCTCTTGGGTATTAACAGGTATTGGAAATATGATACAAAACCAAGATATAAAGGACTCCAATAATAATAAAACAATTAAAGAGGCTATAATACAAAGGATTAAAGAAATAATAGAAAATAAATCGCTCTCAGAAAGCCAATTTTCTAAGTTAATATCAGCGAATCAGAAAACTATTAATCAACAATTAAAGGGAGAAAGAGGTATTAGCATTGATACTATATTAAGCATATTAAGTTCGTTTGAGCACATTTCTTCAGAATGGTTATTACGAGGGAAAGGTAATATGTTCAAATCAATAGATAAATTTATTTCTACTGAGGAGTTACCCGAATCTAACCGTATCACCAGTAAAACCACTTACGAAAAGCTGCTGGAAGAATACACCCGTCAAACTGAAGAACTACTGTCTCAAAGAGACAAGGAAATTAGAGTCCTTCAATTAGAGAATGCCCGCCTCAAAGCAGAAGCAGCCACAAAAGAAGCTGTATAATTTCATCATATTTATTCAAAACAAAACAAATTATATCTTTATCTGAAACCTCCTAAGAATAAATCATACTTTTTATGCTGAGAAACATACATTCCTCCTCAAACTTTCATTTTTCGAAAGTGTTTATATAAAACGATTCTCAAGATATAAATAACAAATTAAAATCCTTAAGCTATGGAGATGTATGAATTATTATTAAAGCGTCTGATTACCCTAACAGACGAGTATTTTAAGCTACGTAAAGAACTGAATGAATTAAAAGAACAAGTTCATCCTACATTAAATGAAAGATTCGGCAGCAAACGAATTATTCCAATGAAAATAGAAAAGAATAAATAAGAATTGAGAACGTTGATTGTACTATATAGTGTCAGAAAAGCCGGACTGTAATTAGCCCGGCTTTATTATTTCATGCACATTCTTTTTCTCAGGAGCTTATATGCCTTTTGTTATCACGCTTCAGTCATCGTCCTGGTCTTGACCTAATATAATAAAGAAAGCCCGGAAATATCATCCCGGGCTCGCAATAATCATCTTCCGATGACATGTACAGAAAATGTCGTCAAACAAAAGTCATTGATATTTTAATCAAAACTGAACTGTACATAGTTCTTTCGCTAATTCATGAATAGCTTTCTCAAACTTTTGTTTTAAAACGCTACTTTTGTTTTTTAATAACAGTTATTTAACCAATAAAACTAATAATTTAACAACATTTACGTCATCTGATTATTGAAAACATAATCAATTACCTTACGGTTAGCTTCATTAATCATAGTGAAATCTTTCTCAATATAAATATCAGTGATTTTCATTTTGCTATCTACATGGTTTAGAGCTTCATGCACTACATACTTATCAATTTTCAAATCATTGCGTGCTATAGTTGCCCATGAATGGCGCGCAGCATAAAACTCAAGATCATCTATCACTATATCTTTCCCCATTCGTTTCAGTTCCGCATTGATATCCTTCTCTATTTCCTTAAGGCCTTGGTTTATAGCAGAATTAAAATAGGTGTGATTTACATACATTCTGCTAAACCGAAAAACTTTCTGCTTTGTCTTATCTTCATATTTTTCCATCAGATTTTTTATGAATGGGGTTACCTTTACATGAATCTCTGCTTTGTCATCCCTTCTTGTAGCTGTTTTTGTACGAAAGTACTTTATCATATTGTCTTTCAATTCATCACAATTATATAAATCGACAGAGTTCATTCCTATCAAACAGAAAGATAATATGAAACAGTCCTTTGCTAAATTATACCGGCAATTCTGTTCTATGCTTTTTCTCATATTACTTCTGTATTTATATGGCAGATCTGCTATCATTTTAATTATAAAAGGTGGTATCGCCCTCTTTCTCGCCACCTCCTCCCGTGGTACTTTAAATTTAGCAAATGGGGCCCATGGGATTCTTATCACTCCACGTTCTTCATCATTATATTTTAGTTTTGCTTGATTATATAGATGCCTAATGCAAGACGTATACTTGCATAACATGCAATTTGATGTTACTCTCCTTCCCTTTGCAATAGCTTCTTTGTTGGCTTTCTCTTTTTTTTCTATTATAAATTTAGAAAAGTCGTTTAAGAATTTATAAGTTATCTCAGACACACCGATTACTTCCCTTCCGGTAAATTCTATCATTGCTTTAATAGTGCATTTGTAATTAGAAGAGGTACCCTTTCTTCCTTCTGCATCCATTTTTTCAATATGTTCCCGGGCAAACTGTATAAAATCAATGTCTTTTTTATCCTCCTCTACTCTGGTTACAAATTCTACAACCTCTTCAATTGACATGGAATTGATAGACAAAGATAATATATTGCATTTGGCTCGATATGAATCTATAATCTTATTAAGCTCGTCAAGGATTGATTGATTTTTTATTTTCATCCCTCTCGTCATATCTTCCTTCTTCACATAGATCGATGTTGCTATCCTTTTTATCTTTCTATTGTGAGTCACCCGTATCTTCACATTATATGTTCCATCTTGCCTCTTTCTGGAAGAGCATACCTCTATTCTGAATGTTGTTGCCATAGTATATGATTTTAGTTATGTTGAAACAATGTTGAAACAACTGCAAACAAAAGTAGCGTTTTAAATCAAAAGTAGCAAGTATAACGATTGAAAAGAAAAAGCGGAAAATCACTTCCACTAAAGCCTTTTACGCAATAAAACACTGATAGTCAACATTAAACAAAACAGAAACATAGTTAAAACAGATTATCTTTTTTGTGAACCCGAAGAAATCCGAACTATTAACGCTTCTCCCTGTTTGGGAGCCAGTGAAGCCCGGAGTTTAAATCCTCCTCCACTTTGCGGCTCATTCACGCTTTTACCTTCTTCCAGTGAAAATTTTTCTTCAGCTGTTTCCGACAGTGCATCCAGAATTTTAATATCGAAATCGAAATCTGCTTCCTGTACTTGCAACAGTGGCAGAGGTACCAATGTCAGTATCGGTATACTTACACTTTGCGTTCTTCCCCCACCGGCATCCTGACTCTGATAGTTGAACGTAAGCATACGTATCTTACCGGTCCGTCCTGTCACAGGATCATAGGATTCAAATGCGATTTTCATCAGATAATCCAGATATCTTTGTGAAGATAATGAATCCGCTTCAATAGTTGCAATCAAAGGACCGGCAATCAATTGCTGAAGTTCCATTACCTGGCTACTAGTGCTCCTAACTTTCTTATTATCCATATTATATCATTTGATTTTATCGCATCACAAAATCTTCCAGTAACGAATCATCATCCGTTTGACTGACTGAATAATTGCGAGGGCTGAACTTGATCTTAAAACTGTGTATCGCTTCTTCAGGCATATTCATCAGTTCATCAGCCGTGATGGCCACATCCAGCTGTGGAAATGAATGAAGACTTTTAAAGTTGGCATCTACCGACAGCTTTTTTACAATAGCTTCCATCGCTTTTATAATATTCTTTTCAGCGGTATCACGAAGTTTTTCTCCATCTTCTCCGGCAAAAAGATCATCAAGATCTGTATCGTAAAGAAATTTTTTACGTACGACATCTGTCAGTCTGCTAATCACAACATCGTTATTCACAGAACCATTACTACTGTCTACGGCATCATAGAGATTATTTCGGAAAGAGTTTCTCATATTACGGCTCAGAAAAGTGCAGAATTCCTGATGAAGTTTGTTTTCTTTTTTAAGCCGTTCAAAGAAGTGTTTCTCTCCTTCATTTCTCTCTATATCCGAAGTCATCACTGTGGTGACAGCACTGCTAATGGCTACCCTGGCAACTTGTTCGCACAGTTCTTTAAGGAACTGACGGAACTTATCATACTTGATATTAAACTGTTGCTGACTTTCCGATGCACTTTTCACACCATATTTCAAATCCAGTTCCATATCGCTTACCATAACATTAGGCAATTGAAAATCTTTCGCCTTTCCGTCTTTTCCGTAAGAGTCGCCAAGCGACAACGAATAAAGATTTGCTTCGTGTTGTGCCGAAACGATATCACGCAATATAGAGCCGATTACTGAACTTAACTGAGCCATAATATGATTTTTTAAGTTTTAATTAACGTTATTCCGTTACCTCTTCCTGGGGAGTTGCCGTATCTTTTTTCACTTCGACAATCACTTCCTTCTTGCTTCCCTCTGCTTTGATAGTATATGTACCTTCCGGCAAGTCGATAATCTTACTGTCACCACTTACCTTAAAGTCGGCCGCATTAGCTCCGGTTCCTGTAATAGTCAGTTTGTCAGGAGCCAACAGACCGCTGCCATCCTTATAGGTGGCAATCAACCGTACTGTTTCTTTACCATTTTCAATAAGCAGCAAGTTGCTGTTCACTTCCAGTGTACCGGCAGGATCGGAAACATCCAGTGAGTTGCCCAACAATTCCAGAATTTTAGAAAGACCTGCGGGCATACTGTCTTGTCCGGCTTTTACAGCCACGTCCATGGTATACTCTACACTGTACTTAGAATCGGAAGTTGCTTTAGAATCCTTCTTCGATGAATAGCTTGCGTTCATATCCGCATTCATTTTGAAGCATCCGAACCTCATACTGGCCGAAGCCTTCAAAGCCGCATCCTTAGATACAGATTCATTCGTCTCTGCCGTTGTTGAAGAGGAAGCACTGATATTAGCCTTAAAATTAATATCCACTTCACGGATTGCAATATAAGGGATAGGAACAATGGTCAACAACGGAATATTCAACTGGACCAAACGTCCGCCTTGAATGAAAGAGAAAGAAACATTGACTGCTGTCTTCTCACCGGTTTCGGGATTAACATTTATACCTACATTCTGAATAAATTCCCAAGTTGTTTTTGCTGCCAAAGCCTGTGCTTCCACACATGCTTTCAACGGACCACCAATAATAGAACCGAACGGAATCGCCTGCAACGCACTGGTTGCAACCTGCGACGGTGTTTTGTCAACTGCCAT